TATATATACCTATCATTTAGGGCTAAACATTTCTAAATCAAAATCACCTAAGTTATCATTACCGCTACTTTCGAAGTTCAATGGTGGTAAGTTATTTTTTCTTTGATTAATCAACTCAGATTGCCTTGTTGCTTGAAGATCAACTCGCTTATCTTTAGCTTCTTCTTTCTTCTCTTCGCGCTTCATTAAGTTATCAGTCTCAATACCTTTTAATTGCATATTGTACTGGAACTCTCTTTCCATCAACTGAGCTTTAATAGCAGCCTCTGCTTGCATTTGTTGAACTGAGAAATTCATCTCAGCTTCTCTCAATTGTATCTTAGACTGAGCCTCAAGCTGAACCAATTGCGCTTTAGACTCAGCAGCAGCTTGTTGAGATTGAATATTACTTTGCATTTGCATCTGGAACTGCATCTCTTGATCCTTCTGCTTCTGCTCTATTCTCTTTCTTCTCTTTAACTTCAATAACTCATTAGCTAACTTGATGTTATTAATCATTCTGATGTCAATAGCATCTTCAAGGTCAATTGTTTGTTGCTGTAATGATACTTGAATATTTGCCTCAAGCATTTGTTTTTGCTCTTCGTCTGGCGCTAACTCAATGAATATACCAAAGTCATGCAAGTAAAGATCTTTAATGTCATTAAGTATAGCAACATTATACTTACCTATTTGCATAGCGAACTCTTCAGCGAAGTCAGAGTACTCTAATATATCAGCAATTCGTATTGATAAACACTCAGCCAGCTTCTTAGTAATATTAAGGCCTCCTTCTAATATATGTCGTGTAGCTGTGTTTGAGTTTAATGCAGCTAGTTTCTGAACACCAACCAATGCATCAGGGCTAGGAGTTGATCCGTCTCTAACTTCATTGATTCCCGTCACATCACGTATCATATTTAGATAGTGGTTGTAGTTGCCTATCAATGCAGCCATTTTAGATTGACCGCTATTTGAATTGAGCTCTTGAATAGGAACTCGCGCGTTATTGAACTCACCATCTTGGGTGTAGCTTCTACCAATAACACTACCAGTCTGGAAGTATAACTTTAACGCATCCTCTGGGTTATATGCTGCCCCTGTACCAAGGTCAACCTCATTAATACCATCAGCATCAATGAATACACCATCAGGAACTACTCTTGCCATTACTTGTTGTAATTTTAAGTGAGTAAGTTGTATCTGATCAGCAAAAGGAATCATACGTCTTACTAATGATTCAGTATTACCTTTATACATTCTAGGCGCAAACATTACATAATTAGGAAGTGCGTTTTGTGTAGCCGACTTAGGTCTAACCATATTCTTCATCATATCCCATTTCAACATGATATTAGAACCACCTACCAATATGCCTTCATACCAAACGTCACGAACTGTCTCAACTTTTTCAAACATCATTCCTTCTTCAATTGGAGGATTGAATGTATCGTCCTTTCTAATTACTCGTTCACCACCATTATCAAGAAGTTTTTTCTTCCATACAAATCTCTTAGTGGTCTTATAATTAAAATAAAGTAATGTAACTACTTCATTTAAGAAAGCATCATCTTGGTAATTTCTAATAATTGGAAAATAGTCATACCAAGCGGATGAAGCATTTCGTATTTCTTTTAATTGTTCGTCTGTTAAGTTTGGATTAATTTTTAAAAGCTCAGTGTAATGAACTTGTTTAACCTCACCAAAATAATAACAATCTGAAAAGTCATTCAACTCAGTATAACTATGAATGAAATTAGCAGGATCTACATAGTCAACCTTTAATCCATCGTTTACTAAAAATGTATGCCTTACAATAGCTTTACCCAAAACAGTTAAGTCATAATCAACTAACTTCTTTAATTTTGGGTACTCATTCATCTTGAGAATAGTATCAATAGCAACTTCTTCAGCAATCTCAATAGATGGCTTATATTTCATTTGCATGTACAACGAGAGCTCCTCATCGTTCTCTGGAAGCTCATCAGGATTGACATTAAATGCATCAATTCCAAATTGATCCTTTGTCATTTGTAAGAAATCCTTAGCTACCATATCAGCCTCAATCATATCCTGAAAGATGTTCTTCTTTTCAGCAGACATAACATCTTGAGACTCAGCCTTAATAGTAAACAATCTATCATTCATACCATTGACAACAATGTCAACAAATTTTGGTATAATAGGTATTGGAGTCCAGTCTAAATTTAACATAGACATATCTCCATTTACTGCTAATTCATCTTTATATTTTTGTACTGGTTGTTCACCTCTTGCGTATAATCTTAAACGATGAAATTCACCCCATTGGTCATAGAACCGACATGTATTTGCTTTACGCTTAAACCACTCACCCTCAACAGATTTTGCAACCTTTAAACCATACTCTACTGTAGCCTTTTCTTCATCGCTAGCCATTTGGTTTGGAAAGGGTGATTGATAAATTGCAACTGATAATTTCTCCATTATTTTAATATTTCGCTTCTAATTCCACGATTATCGTATTTTACAAATTTAATACTTATTTTCGATTCTTTTTTCTCTGTTTCAAATAAATGCTTACGTGTAGCCATTATAGCTAGACCTGAACTAATAGATGCATCATGTTTTGTTCTATTGTTTGGATCAAATCTAGCCCAATCCTCTAAGGTTTTTGTAAAATACATTGAGCCCATGCATTCAGGATCTCTATATGTTCCCTCAGTATCAAGTCCTACATACTCTTCAATATACGTCTCAATAGCAGATGCGTGGGCCTGCCTTACATCTTCAGATGAGTTAGGTATACCTCCTATCTCTAACTCGGTCTTAGATAGCTTTGTCTTATGCTTATCAGGTCTATTCATTGAGAATGCTCTATATCCTCTATTCTTAAAGTGATATAATAACCTAGCCTTATTGTTCTCTGCTAACAATGGCATACCATAAAAAATACAAGCCATTAAAACATCCTCGAAAAATATCTCTGCTGTTTGTGGTCTTGCTATATATTCTAAAAAGAACTCATTTGTTGGTGCTTCTTCCATATGAAATTTAGTCATACCATGCAAAGCACCATTAGATCCGCCTCCTCCAACTACCCCTGATATATCATAAGGGTCACACCCAAATGCACCTAAATGCTCATTTCCAGGGAACTTTTTACCTCCTCTATTTATAACGTTATTACGCAACCTACTATTTGGTATCCATGAAACTAAAAACCTACCATTCTTATCAGGAGTCCAAATAACTTCGCTGTCCTTTATACCGTTCTTCCAATGAAAATATCCTCTAGTTAATACTTGGTCTTTTATCAATGAATCATTGTAGTCAATCTGCTGATATATCTTTGTTAAGTTGAAAACAGACTGCTTAGACTCATCTCTAAATGCATGTGATTCAGTCCTTGGAAACTGTCGGTAAAATTCATTCAATGCATCAGAGTCACTTTTCAATGCAGCAACCTCATTATTCCACCAAGTAATTACGCCTTGCGTTATCATTTCTCCATCAATACCTTTAATAGGTTTCTCAGGATCTTCAAATACAGGCCAACCAAATTCATCAATATACCCTTCAATATTCCACTCCATAGGAATAAATAATGAATAAAGCCCACTCTTAGTCTGACCATTGGCTGACCTTGTTCTAGGGTTGCTATCGTTATACAACTTCTTAAAGTTTTCCCCACCTTTATTCAATGCATTTGATGTAGAACCCATCATACATTTACCAACAATCTTACTACCTAACCTCAAACAAGTCTTTGTTACACGCCAGTTGTTTAATATGTTTTCAGGCTTCTCCCATTTACCACTTTCATCATGAACTAATAATAGAAGTTTTTCACCATCATAGCTGTTGTCAGCTGTGTTCTTCCAGTCAATAGTAGTATCAAGACCATCAATTTCATCTTGAGCCTCTTGATCCATATTCTTTCGGGTAATCTTACTTGCTGGAACACGAAACGCTAGCTCAGTCTTTGGATTATCCATACCATCTTGAATGGGCTTAAAGAAGAACGGATAGTTCCTTACAATTGGAACTACCTTATCAGTAAACATCTTCTTAGCATCACTACCAGTTTTTGATAGTATACCAATCCTAGAATCCCTTACAATTGTACCAGTGTTACATATCTCAGAACTAGACATGAACGAGAATCCAGAACGTCTGTTCTTTAAGTAATCCATACCAAAAGACCTGTTGTCAGCTTTGCACGCCTCCCAATAAATATAGAATATCCTATTTGATTCTCGGAAGTCAGGTAGACCAATATCAATCTTTGTCCATTGTAAATACATGTAGTGTGTACCTGTTATATAGGTTGGTTTACCATTATTTATAAACCAATGACCATTATCACGTTTGTCAAATTCTGATTCAATTAAGTCAACATATTTTGATTTAAAAGCATTGTCTCTTCTATTCCAATCAAATATTGTCTTTATCTTTTGAAGTTCTGATGGATACTCTTGCGCCACCCACTTGTTGCCGTAATCGGTAACTTTTTCAGGTGTTGAAGGAAGTGCAATCTTAACACTATTGATATCATATATCTGACCTATTGTACCATCTTTTGATATAACTACCAAATCATATTTTGGATCATAACCATACTCCCAAGACTTATGCCTATTCTTAGTTGTCAATACATTCTTAGGAATGTAATCATCAAGTATAACGTAAAGATTATTTTCCATTTATACGCCTTATTGTTAAAAGTATTTACTTCTTTTTTGCCCTGCCTTCTGCGAATCCACCATTTCCTACGTTTATCGTAGGAATCTGCGAATCGCTACTTTTATTTTCCTCCTCCTCAATCTTAGCTAACATATTCAAAGCATCCTCAAATGCCAACCTTTTAGCCGATGCAGCGTTCTTTAATTTATCTGCTGATATATCATCCTCAGATCGAGTTATAATTGGCTCTTTTAAT